TGCTGAATCAAGAACTTGAAAAATGTTTAAATTCGGCTAAATATCTACAACTAAGAGGATTTGCCAAATGAAATTAACTGAACTGGCCACGCCAAAAAAGAGCCGCCAAGTGTCCCGAGTATTTGAAAGTTACTTTGGTACCAAGATGCCTGTGGACAAACTCACAGTGCGTGAAGCACAGACCATGCTGAAACGTGTGCGTGGTGTGATTGCTGAACATCAGCGTGGTACTGGTCGTCACACCAGTGAGCGCAATCCTGCTTACTTGAAACTGGTGATGATGGAACAGGCCCTTGCACATCGTGTGAGCGAAGACATGGCACCCCCAGCAGGTGCCGCAGCAAAACCCGGCACACAGCCAACAGGCAACGTGGCAGCTGATCCAGCAGCCGAAGCCAAGCTCAAGGCAGCCAAAGACAAACTGGCAAAAGGTCAGACTCCTTCTCCCGAAGAACAAGAACTAATCAATGCACAGGCCACACTGACTGCCGAAAGCCGTTTGCGTAGAGCATACCAGTTCTTGAAAGAATCAGAAGTTCAGCAAGCACAAGTTGTGCTGGCTGCACAAGACATGGTAGACAAAATGCAATCGATGTTGGAAGACACCACAGAGATGCAATTTAAAGAACTGCCTGCCTTGGTTGATAGTATCCGCAATCAAATTGGCATGGAACAAGCCACACAATTCAACACTGATGTCACTGCGGCATTGCAAGGGCTTGTACAAAACTTGCAAGGTTCCAAGCAACAACTGGAAACAGCACTGGGTGTGGTCACAGGCCAACCTGCTGCATTAGACACCAGTATGGCTGCCAGTGGTGTGCCAGGTGCTGCACCTGCTCCACTGTCAGGTGCCGAAGCCGATGCTGAAATGGGTGCTGAAATGGGTGCTGAAATGGGTGCTGAAATGGGTGCTGAAATGGACGCTGAAGAACCAGCACCAGCCGGAGCCGCACTGGGCAGAGCCCGTAGATAATGAGAATCGACGAAGTCGAAAACAGCAATTCAACAGATCCAAAAAAATTATTGGGTCTAGTGAATTTTCTATCAGGCAGAGCCGATGATGAAAATGCACAAAAACAAATCAGCACAGATGCATTCATCAGCGCCGCTCAAAGTTTGGGGTTTCCGGTCAATCAAAAAAACATTGTAAGCGTGGTGAGTCAAGCCCCATTGGATTCAGTTTTAGAACCCATGGATCCGCAAAATCCCACGGTAATCAAATACAAAGGCTCGGCTCCTGACGGACCAACCCAAATGCCGGTGAACAAAGCGCAAGACATTGTGGCTGCCTCGGCCAAATCCGCCGCCGGCAAAGACCGCGGCGTATAACCATCCCGATTGACATCTATTAGTAAATACGCTATAATCAGCGAAGGAATATCACATGGCTTATTCAGAAAAAGTAATTGATCATTATGAAAACCCACGTAACGTGGGCAAGTTTGAAATTGACGACACCGTTGGTACAGGCATGGTGGGAGCACCTGCTTGTGGCGACGTGATGAAATTGCAAATCAAAGTTGAAAACGGAATTATTGTAGATGCCAGGTTCAAAACATACGGCTGCGGAAGTGCCATTGCCTCATCCTCTCTTGTTACCGAGTGGGTTAAAGGACGAACGCTTGACCAGGCCGCAGCTCTTAAAAATTCAGAGATTGCTGAGGAACTCGCATTGCCACCAGTCAAGATTCATTGTTCTATTCTTGCTGAAGATGCTATAAAGGCTGCCGTAGAGGACTATAGGAAAAAACATTAGAACACTATGCCACGTAGCGCAAGCAGTTTTATAGCAAATAAAAAAACTAGAATATTATTCTATCATGCTGGCGGTATGGTGCAGTCCTGGGTGTACCCTGCAGCCCTGCAATTGAAAACATACATTGACATATTATACAAAGACACAGCTCAGCATGTGCAGTGGCTGCTCCCTATACAACAAGAAATCAATACAGAAGAGCTTGTGGCATACATGCTTCAAAATAATGTGGATGTTTTGTGCACCAGCCATTATCTCTGGAATAACGAATCTTTGATGCAACAGATAGCCAAAATCAAAGCACTTGCTGCAAAAATCACTGTGATTGCTGGCGGACCCAGCATTGATGTTAACAACAACAAAGATTTTTTTGATCAACATCCGTACATTGACTATGCAGTGTACGGCGCCGGTGAACAGGCATTTGCAGACATTGTAAATCATTTGGTATTTAATACTCCCATGATTGCTTTCAACACATCCAACTGTGCGTGGAAACACTCAGTTTCGGGCAGTCCTGTGGTAGCAGACTACAAATTTGTAAAAATGCTAACTGTCAGTCCATTTGTACACAACGAAAAAATGTTTGAAGCCATGGTTGCTGATGCAAGAAAAAAACAATTGGCAGTGTGGTTGCCATACACTCTTACTAGAGGATGTCCGTATTCTTGTACATTTTGTGACTGGAACAGTGGACTCGGGAACAAAGTTTCTCGACGGAAAGGCACTTATCAACAAGAGATTGATCTATTTCAACGAGTTGGACTGAAGAATATATATTTGTCTGATGCCAATGTTGGACAATACGACGAAGATGTAGATATGATTGAATATTTTGCACAAAAAAATCTACAAGAAAATGCCAATTTCCATGTTGGTGGCAATTTTAGTAAATTAAAAAAAGAAAATAATTTAAAAATTTTCAACATCATGGCACGTGGTCGTTTGGTCAATAAAACGTTGAATTTTTCAGTACAAGATGTTAACAAACAAGTGTTGGATAACATTGATCGTCCTGACGTTGGGTGGGATGTACATGTGTCTATGGCCAATGAATTGAGAGAAAAATATCCTCATTTGATTGTCAAGGCTCAATTGATCTATGGACTTCCGGGCCAAACGCCTGTGACCTGGAGACACACTCTTGACCAGGTCACGCAACAAAATATCTTCCCTATAATTTTTTTAAACGAGCCGTTGCCTGCCAGTCCTGCAATATACAATCCAGAATACCAGAAAAAATTTCAATTTGAATATATTTACAGCAATAGAATTTTTACTGGTGTTTACTCCAGTAAAATTCCAAAAAAAAGCAGTTCTTTTGATCAGTCTGGCATTGTACAAATGAATTTGTTGTCTCAGATTTACATTGCATTGAGTGCTATAAATCTTGGATTGAAAGAAAATATGTCTCAACCATTGGAGACCAGTAAACTTGTTGATAAATTTTTAAATAGTCAACAATACAAAAATTTACATGACAATCTATATCATAATTGGACAATTGAAAACAATTTTTACTATACCATAAATTTTTCTGGAAACTTAGTACAGATTGCTGACGTAGCTTTATGGCAAAGTTTTATCCGAGAGCCCGAGTTCATGAAGTTTATACAGCAGGAGGTACCTGTTGACCGTCAACAGGCATTTGTAAAGATGGCAGTCAAATCTAAGTTTCAGCACTTAGCAAACGAAATTTTCTCTGACATGGATTAAATATTACAATGATAACCATAACTGATCAAGCACAATCTAAAATACAAAAATTGGTAACAACCAAAGGCTATGCCGGCATACGACTGGGTGTAAAAACTACAGGTTGCTCAGGACTGGCTTATGTGTTAGAATATGTTAAAGCATATGAAACTGATGAGAATACCATAAATTATGCCCAACCAAATTTCTGTGTGATAGTGGACAAAAAACATGATGTGTACTTGCGTGGCACACAAGTAGATTATGTACGCCAAGGCCTTAACGAGGGCTTTGAATTTTCCAATCCGAACGAACGCGATCGCTGTGGTTGCGGAGAAAGTTTCAGAGTTTAATATTGTACAATCCAAAATTCAATTATCAACCCATACCTCGGGAAAACGTCAATGGCCGTAGACTGTATGCCACTCCTGATGGCAACCGGTTGCCATCAGTGACCACCATACTTGATGCTACCAAAAGTGAGGAAAGTAAGAAAGCCTTGCAAAACTGGCGCAATCGAGTGGGGCATGAGCAAGCACAGGCCATAACAACAGAAGCTGCCAACCGTGGCACACGCATGCACACATATCTTGAACAGTATGTTCGAGACGGTGTGATCAAAGATCGTGGCACAAATCCATTCTCCTGGGCCAGTCATGCCATGGCGCAAAAAGTTGTTGAGCACGGGTTGAAGAATGTTTCAGAATTTTGGGGTATAGAAGTTCCTCTGTATTTCCCCCGAGTTTATGCAGGTACTACAGATGGCGCTGGTATACACTTGAATGAACAAGCCATTCTAGACTACAAGCAAACCAACAAACCCAAACGGCGCGAGTGGATTGATGATTACTTTGTACAGTTATGTGCCTATGCAGAAGCACACAACGAACTGCACGGCACGAAAATACGAAAAGGCGTAGTTTTGATGTGCGTTAAACCTGCGTTGGATGAACAAATGAACATGATCTCCCAGCCAGAATACCAAGAATTTGTACTGCAAGGGCAAGAGTTTGATCGGTATCGCGACTTGTGGTGGAAAAAGGTTGAACAGTATTACTTGCTAAATATGTGATACCTCAAGGAATCACACAGTGGCAATTTTACAAATATCCAGAATCACAGCCCGCAAAGGGCTGGTAGAAGACCTTCCGCAGCCCCTGGCTGGAGCCGAACTGGGCTGGGCAACAGACGAACGCAGATTGTTCATAGGCAATGGTCCCTTAGAAGACGGTGCTCCTGTGGTGGGCAACACAGAAATTCTCACTGAGTTTTCAGACATCTTAAGTTTTGCTGGACAATACACTTACAAAGGCGAAGCCGCTGGATACACTGCGCAGACTGGAGTCACATCTGGCAGCCCTGTATCTCAAAGTATTCAAAGTCGTCTGGACAGCTATGCAGTGATTACAGATTTTGGCGCCACTGGAGATGGTCAAACTGATGACACAGCAGCCATCAATCGCGCACTGTTTCAACTGTATTGTGTGCAGGCCAACTCTCAGATTCGTCGCAGTTTGTTTTTTCCAGCAGGCAATTATATCATTACAGACAGTATTCTCATACCACCGTTTGCTTGTTTGTACGGCGAAGGCAGCAACAGTTCTATCTTGGACTTTCAAGTGCAAAACTGGGCAGCCAACACTGCTTATGCTCAAGGTGTGTTGGTTTATTATGTGCCAGGCAGTGCTTACTATCGCAGTTTGGTGTCAGTTCCGGCCACGGGCGTTGCAATCACCAATCCTGTGTACTGGACAGCAGAGTCGTTGCCGTCCTACGTGACGCAGACGGCAGACAGCCTACAGCAGACCGGAGTCAACATTGCCACCAACGGTGCCATTGCTCCCACCAACATTGAAATCACCAGCATTGGCATTAGAACCAATCAACTCAACACAGGCATGCTGATTGACAAGGCTCAGCAGTGCAGTTTTACGCTTATGACCATGACTGGTCCTTTGCTGACTGGTGATTTAAATGTCAGCGTGGATGATACCCGAGCCGTGGACTGGCTCAGCACTCCCAGTTTGCCATGTACACAGATCAATTTTGATAACTGCAAATTTTCAGGTTTTACCTATGGTATCAACACTGATCAACAGATTCGCGGTGCCACTGTGAGCAATAGTGATTTTGATACATTGTATCAGGGTGCCGTGCTAGGTGGGGCCAGTCCCAGCAACGGCGGCGCCACCGGGGTAAAATTTATCAGCAACAGTTTTGACAACATCTACGAACAGGGTTTGGTGTTCAACAATGTCAGCTTGAATTCATCAGGCTACAACATTTTTTATGATGTGGGCAATCACTTCAACGGAACCACATTGCCGTCCACAGCGGTGATCACAATAGACGCCATCAACAATGTCAGCGTGGGCGACATGTTTCAGAGAACCACTGTCTACAGTGGTACGTTTCCTAGAATCCAACTGTACAACAGTGTGACTCAAACAGTGCCAGCCAGCATTGGAGTTGACAGTGCTGCGCAGATTCAAATGGGCAGTTTTGTGCGGGAAACTGGCACCCAGGGCACACTCAGTGCCGGTGCTGTGTCAACCACATTGTTCACAGTAAGTTCAGTGCAGATCAAAGCATTCAAAATGGACTATACCATCACACGAGAAACATCGGCACGTACAGGTACCATCACAGTGGTCAATGATGCTGATGATTCAGCCGGCGACGGCTTGAGCTTTACTGATGACTATGTGGAAAACTCAGATACCGATGTAATATTGTCTGTGACAGATGTGGGAGGTACAATGACAGTGCTGTATTCTTCCAGTGCTGTGAGAGCTGCTGGTACAATTTATTACAGTTTGACACACTTGGGTCGCAGTTATTAAACACCATGTGGCCTAGAGACTTCAGTGAGCGGCTGGAGAGTTGGGCACAGTTGAGACAGCAATGCTGTCAACTGGACTCAGAGCCTGCTTTGATCAAAATCAATCAATGGTGGTTCCAAACTCCTTGGACTGCCTATCATCTGCACTGGGATGATCAAGCGGACTGGCCGGATCCTTGGCAGTTGTTGAGCGATGACCAGTATTGTCCGGTTGCAAGAGGCCTGGGAATCATGTATACTATTGCTATGTTAGACCGTGAAGACCTACAGGATTCCTGCATGATAGAGTATTACAGTGACAATTTAGTCCTGGTCGCCAAAGAGAAATATATACTGAATTGGGATCCTGATCAAGTGTTAAATATCAGTCTGGGAAAGTCAAAACCCCGACGGCGTGTCAATCAAGAACAAATAAAACAAAAAATTCGTTAGGAAGAGATGAAAAGCATTACAGTTGTAAAGCGCAGTGGCCTTCGTGAGCCGCTGGCATTGGAAAAATGGCAGACACAGATAGCCAAGGTATGCGCAGGCATAGCAGATGTTAGCCAGAGCATGGTGGAGATCAAAGCACAGTTGCATTTTTATGATGGTATTACCACCAAAGAAATTGATGGTATTACCCTACGTGCCATTGTGGACCTGATTGATGTGGAGTCAAACCCCGATGTTGGGCACACCAACTATCAGTACGTGGCAGGCAAACAGCGTTTATCAATGCTGCGCAAAGACGTATACGGATCATATGATCCTCCACACTTGTATGACATTGTGAAAACCAATGTGGCCACTGGCCTGTACACTCCCGAACTCCTAGAATGGTACTCAGAGGACGACTGGAATCGCATGCAAGACATGATTGATCATGCCAAGGACGAATCCTACAGCTATGCCGCAGTAGAACAACTGATTGAAAAATACCTAGTAAAAAATCGTAGTACAGGACAAACATATGAAACCCCTCAAGTTAGATACATGGTGGCAGCGGCCACGGTTTTCCATAAAGAAGAACCTAACACAGCTCGCATGCGTTATATCAAAGAATACTACACAGCAGCCAGCGACGGACTTTTCACTTTGGCCACACCTGTGCTGGCTGGGCTTGGTACTCCTACTAAGCAGTTTAGCAGTTGTGTTCTGATTAGATCAGACGATGATCTCGATAGCATATTTGCCAGCGGTGAGATGATGGCCAAGTATGCCAGCAAACGTGCTGGCATTGGCTTGGAGATTGGTCGCTTGCGTCCATTAGGTTCACCCATACGTGGCGGCGAGATCATGCACACAGGCATGATACCTTTCTTGAAAAAGTGGTTTGGAGACCTGCGCAGTTGCAGCCAAGGTGGCATTCGCAATGCGTCAGCCACTGTGTTCTATCCCATATGGCATTTGCAGTTTGATGATCTTATTGTACTTAAAAACAATCAAGGCACAGAAGAAACACGAGTCAGACACATGGACTACGGAGTTGTACTATCTGCTTTCTTTTGGCGCCGATTCAAGAACAAAGAGAACATCACATTCTTTGATCCCAATCAAGTGCCTGACTTGTACGAAGCCTTTTATTCAAATACAGAACTGTTCGAGGAACTGTATGTCAAGTACGAAAAGGATTCCAGTCTGCGTACACAAACAATGGCTGCAGAAGAAGTGTTCAAGTCAGGCATTTTGAAAGAACGTACTGACACTGGGCGCATCTATCTTGTGTTCATTGACAATGTCATGAGTCAAGGCCCATTTGATCCTGAATATCACACCATTTACCAGAGTAACCTTTGCTGTGAAATACTTCTTCCTACAAAACCCTTTAAACGTCTGGATGACCGTGATGGTCGTATCGCTCTTTGCACACTGGGCTCAATCAACTGGGGTGCATTCCGTAATCCAGAAGACATGCGCCGTGCTTGCCGTATACTTCAGCGTAGCCTGTGTAACATTCTTGACTATCAAGACTTTCTCTCCATCCAGTCTCAACTCTCCAACGACGAGATCCAGCCCCTGGGCATTGGAATCACCAACCTGGCCTACTGGCACGCCAAACGCAGCCTCAAGTACGGAGAACGAGACGCCTTGGCTGAAGTCAAGACGTGGATGGAACATCAAGCCTACTACCTGACTGAAGCCACAGTGGAACTGGCCCGAGAACGTGGTCGTTGCCTAGACTCGGACAAAACACGCTATGGTCGGGGCGAGTTTCCTTGGGAACGCAGAGCCAAAGGCGTGAATGAACTCACAGACTTCACACCTGATCCTGCACTGGATTGGAACACCCTGCGTGGCAACATGCGAGCATATGGTGTACGCAATGCTACACTGATGGCAGTGGCGCCTGTGGAGAGTAGTTCAGTTGTGATCAATTCAACCAATGGCATTGAAATGCCCATGAGTCTGATCTCAGTTAAGGAAAGCAAGGCAGGATCGCTTACACAAGTTGTGCCCGAGTACCATAGGCTTAAAAACAAATATCAAATGATGTGGGCGCAAAAAGACTGTGTGGGCTATTTGAAAACAGCCGCTGTGTTGGCGGCATACATTGATCAATCAATCTCCACAAACACATTCTACAATCCTGCACACTGGCCAGACCGCAAAGTGCCCACCACGCTGATTGCTAAAAATCTCATGCAAGCACATCACTGGGGTATCAAAACATTCTACTACAGTCTAATCAACAAACAAGGTTCCCGGGCAGACAAAGAAACAGCACCCTTGGAAGTGATTGATTTTGATGATGCGGAAGACTGTGAATCCTGCAAACTGTAATCAAATGTTTACCACAGTCAATCACAGCGTTGAAGCCACACCTTACCTCACCTGGGAAAGTTGCAACGATTCACGATTTGATTTTGAATGTGCTCCACCTGAGCCATTGCATAATTTTTTACCTGGATGGTTTAAAAATTTACGAGGCAACATAACTGAATACCTGCCTGAAGGATTTGGGGCCGACCATACCATCAGACACTGCGTGGGATTTAGAGGACTGGTAGACATTGGTTATGCCATGCCATTGCCGGTGCCGGTGGGCGGATGGCAAACACATTTTGCTTCTGGTAACTTGCACCCAGAAATGATGCATGGCACACCCTGGGCTGATTGTCCAGGCACACCTGAAGGTGGATGGCATGACCCCACAGAGACGTCAACTGGTCGCGATTTCAGTCCTTATCGATATCGAATGAAATTGTTGTTCTGGCCCTGGCGTGCCAAAATGGCACCAGGTTGGCGCATGATGATCTTGCCCAACCCCTGGGAATGGTCACCGCATTGGCAGGCATTTGCCGGTGCTCCGGGAGCCAACTATCAAATAAACAATTCCAACACAGGCCTAGGTAATTACAGTACATGGGGCACACCGATTGATAACAGTTACAACTATTTCAACATAGAAACAGTGCTGGCTGTGCATAGAGAACATGTTATACCAGCAGGCACAGTGACCTTTTGGGCTGTGCCTGTGTACGAACCCCAGGAGAACAATCATGCCAATTAAATTACAACGCCTGAGTGAATTTGGTCGACGTCCAGTTATCAGCAATGCCAAATATTTTGAAACTGACTGGGTGCCCGATGAACAAGATTACTACACTTGTCAGGCTGGTGATATTGTCATGTACAATCATCCCAAGTTTGAAGGTGGTGGTACTGCCATTGGATTGATCTGCAAAGAAGTTGTTGAACAATTATATCCAGGAAGAAAATTCAACAATCTCATGGAATGGGCATCGGGCCCATCCTACATTGGGTTTTTGTTTCTAGGCAGCGGCATTTGTGACAAACTCACATGTGCAGACATCTATAGACCAGCACTGCGAGCTGTGGAAAAAACCATTGAGAACTTGCCAGAATATTTTTCTGGCAAAGTGGATTGGTTCCATATCCTTGGTGTTGCAGACATTCCAGAAAACAAAAAATTTGATTTGATCATTGGATCACCACCGCACTGGGATATGAATGATCATCCATTTGTAAATCAGGTGTTGTACAATGATCGCAGAAGTGCTGATCCTGATTGGTTGGTACACCGTGAATTTTTTGCCAATATCAAAAAAAATCTCACTGCAGATGGAGTGATCTTATTGCAAGAACAGGCCTATGCCTGTGGTCCACGAACATTTGAAAAATACATCAATCAAGCAGGATTGCGGATCAAAGAAGTATACTGGGAAGGCAACGACATGCAAAACAATCTTCACTGTTATTATTTAGAGATTGTACACGCTGAATGAAATTCTTAGATCGCATTGATTTTGAACAACACGATGGGGTATATCTCTCCATGTTGAA